GTATTTCAGTACCTTCTTCTTGATATCTGGCCAAACTACAGGATCATTAATTGACGTATCAAAGTCTTTAATGAAGTTTAATAATTGGTTAAGAATAACTAATGTTTCCAAGTTTATAGAACTTGAAAGGTATTGTTTTATAACTGGAGGATGTGTATTAGTTACCTTAAAGATATCTTCAAATGAATGTTCCTTCAATAAGATATCTAAATCATTTGAAAAGACAAAGCTCATGCTCTGAATTTTCTTTAGCCAATTTAAATAGACTGAAGTGTTTTCTATCCTAGAAATATCTCCAATCCAAGTGTCTCTGTTTTGTACAAAGTGAGCTACAAAATATTGAATCAATTCATCTTGACTAAATTTTGTAGCCAACTTCTTAAAAAAGTATTTGTCTTTTCGTTTTTCAAATGCCTCTAGTGAAGCTTTGGCTTTACCTGCACCACACTTAAAAAAATCAAAATTATCTTTACTAAAGTGTAGTTTTATTGCTAGATATGTTCGATAAACATCAAACCCATTCATAAAGGAAGTCTGGCACGAGAAGTTCGTTTCATAAAGTTCATACGTTGAGCATCAACTTTAATTTTTTCTTTAAGTGGTTTAGAAATTAATTTTGAAACATTTCCTAGTTCAATGTCATTCTCTTCGCAGTAAACTAATACTGCATCAATATAATTGAGACCGCCCTGATTTGACCGGACGATCTCTTCCACTTCCATGGAAAATTTAGATGCTGTCATAAATTTGTCTTCAAATAATTCATTAAGTTCGTTGTTCTTCATAGGCTCTGATGTATTCCATTAGTACTTTCATGTATTTCATGATATCGTACTCCTGGAAGACTTGGATTTCTCCATCCTCACAGGCGATTAAAGTTACAAGTTTTTTTACTTTGATACCAGTACGTTCATAATACATCATTGCATATGCACACTCTTGTGCAATATAGTTTTCAATCCACTCTCTCTTTTTTGGTTCAGTAGAAGACTTGAAATCTATAATTGCTAGCTCGTTTTCATATTCTGCAATGCAGTCAACTCGTCCAGCAAGTTTTAGTTTATCACTGTATAGTGCTCCTTCCAAGACATGAATGTTGTTAATTCTATCTAGGAAAGGTTTTAAATGTTTAAACATGAATAGAGGCAGTACTTTATCTTTGTACTTCTCTTCATTGAACATATTATTTAGGTAGTCTTCATTCATTAGGTGAAGATTTGTACCTCTAGATGCTGCTCTGGAAGAAATACGATTAGCCTCTGCTTCCCCTACTCTTTTCCTCCATTGTAGAATTGACTTCTTTGAAGTGGCACCAATAACAGTAGTAACGGAAGGATACTTATTTCCATCTGGAGTTAAGTATAGCCTCCCGCTATCTGTAGTTATAGCTTGTAAATCAATCAGAGGTTCATTATTTAAATGTACAAACACTATCAGAATCCCAAATTAAGTTTGCTGATTAGATAACTTCTGATTAGACCTGAACGAACGATGTCGGCGATTCCAAATTCTACCATGGAAAATTCATCCATAGTTTGAAGAATGCTCATGAAATTCAGAACACCATTTCTTTCGTTGGTCTTTACAAGGTCAGTTTGTTGAACATCACCACAGAAAATAATTTTAGCATCTTGTCCAACACGAGTGATGATAGAATCTAGTTCATGGAAATTAAGATTCTGACTTTCATCAACAATGATGATACAGTTATCAAGAGTAGTACCACGGATGAATGATGTACTCCAGAAACTTACAGTTCCTTGTCCTTTTAGATTACCATACAAAGCTTCAAATGAAGCATCATCTGGCATCTCAAACATGTACTTTACCATGTTCTTATATGGAATCTGGTAAAGGCTTGACTTATCCTCATGATCTCCTGGAAGGAAACCAATCTCCCTAGTAGAAACTAGAGAACGAACCATATATACTTTTTCATATGGAGTTTTATCGTTTAATACATCCTTTAGTGCTAGGTAGAGACTAACAAATGTTTTACCTGTACCTGCAGCTCCATATAGAAATAGATTTTTGTCGTTTGCGTATTCTTCAAATACTTTTTCTTGAGCTGGAGTCAGAGGTTGAATATCAACCATATGCTCAGCATCAATTGGCTTTTTTCTCCTCATTTTTTTAGATGATAAATCTGCAAATGAACTTTCATTCTTTCTTCTACGGGAACTTGTCATACGTCAAAAGTTGAGTTGGGATATGATTTTTTGATGCGACCTAACACATCTTTAAATGAGCCAGGGACTTTCGTGTTTTTCCAGTCCCCAACTTCGCTGATAGAATACATTCCTGTTGGAACTTGGGTGATGTGTGGGTTTTCTTTTAGATATGGCTCTCGGTCAGACATATACATCCACTTCTCAAACTCTTCACCAGTGTTATTATCTTTGAATCTATAGGTTGGCATTTGTCTTAAACCATTCAGGGATAGTAGAAGGAGATTTCCATTTTGCAAAAGCAATTTTATCTCCAATGTAATAATTACGATAAGACTGAATTGTGTCAGTTTCCTTATATTTATCGGGCATAGCTGGAGGTGGATCAGACCACCCCAAATCAGGAAGATTATTAGGAGGATGTTTTAAATATGCTCTCAAAGATTCAGTAGCATGAAACTTGCCGTATCTTCTGGTGTATTCAATACAACATTGTTCAAAGAGTTCATAGAGCCAGTTGTAATGTGATCTAGAACTCCTAGCCCAGATAGCAGAAGGGTGGTTAATATGACAAGCTTTATAGAGATTTGATTCTCTTGGCTCATCGAGTTTGAATCTCTTGACTTGTCGATTCTTATTAGAAAGTTCGTAATAACCAATACCGTCAAGAACTCGATGAGCGGTTGATAGAAGTTGTGCATACTCGACAATCATTTTGACTACATGCTTGTCACAATGTTCTTGAGCACATATAGCTGGATTGTAATTCAAATAAAAGATGTTCATAACAAAGAAATTTCACATTACCAGTCTAGTGCTTCTGCAATATCAGGGAAGCAGGTCTTAAAGATATCTTTACATTCATTTGCGATATCCATATGTTCCTTCTGGGTTCCATTTGAAGATCGTAGATTGATATAATGAATCCATGACCTGGCTGAGCCCTTCATGTAAATCCTTGTTGGAGTGGCTAAAGGAAGCACAAACCTTGCACATTCCTTTGCTACGCCTTGCTTGAGAAGAGAATCATACAGTTGTTGACTCTTCTCAAAATGTTCTTGAATTTCACCTTGCATTTTTAGCTTCACATAATCACCAAAGTCATCAATTGAGTTCTGGCGATTCTTGGTATCCTGACGGCGAAGATCTGGAACTGATGGTCTATCTGTGAGAAGTTTCGTATCAGCATATCGCTGTGAAAATTCTTGATATGTAAATGAACGGTGACGAAGCACTTGAGCCGCGATTCCTCTGGTAGTATTAATCTCCAGAGTCATATCAGCTTGTTCAAAGATACTCCAATGATTTTCACGAATGCAGTATCGAAGAAGTCCAGCAGCAGTATCAAACTTTTCTTGGTTTGCTGGATTACTTACACGAGCAGTATAAGTAATCACTTCTTGGGCTGTCTTACCTTCTAGTTTTCCAGCACCTTGACTTAACGAAATCAAAAAAACATTGCTCATAGTTACTTTTTCTTTTTGGGTTCCTTTGGTTGAACTCCCCATAGTTTGGGGTTGACCTTGCCATCGGTCCAGCGGATGTCTTTCAGACCTTCACGGTACTTGTCCCAGTACATATCAAAGATCTGAGCCCGCTTGTTACACACTATTATATCATACCTTGTCTGGTTGTCAACCTCATAGGTGACTAGGTATGAATTTAATGGTAGTGTTTTATCCTTTGCTAAATCTCTGCTGCAATCTTGATGTACGATTTTACACATGTCACGACCTATTGCCCCACTTAATTTCAGGATAGGCTTCTTCAATACAAGCTTTAGTAATCTTATATTTTTTACCTAGGGTTTTGTCCTTTACCATACAAAGAACTTTAGCTTCATCTTGATGAAGACTTTCTAGTAATTGAATAAACATGGTCTCTCGTTTGTTGTTTGCAAGACCATCGTTTCCGCCCTTTACAAAGTTATACAGAATTCGATATTCATGTAGTAGTCGAGTGTGCTCTGTATCTACTGGAGCTTCGTTTGGAGTGTACGGAACTTCACCTTCTGGTAAAAGAGTAATTACACTGTCATCAAAGTTCCAAATTAAAATTGATTGAAGTGCTGCGCTTTTATACTTACGTAGTAGTTCAATCTTTTCTT